GTGTCCGAAAAGTTTGCAGTAACCGCGCATAAAGACTGTATCAAAGCTCTTGCTGGAGAACATTGGTCCCACCCGCACAATCTCCAAACGGTTACCACCTCACTAGAACAGCTGCTAAAAGTTACTGTTACCGAAGCCGAGAGCCGACAGCTTTATGTCCTCTCCAGCAATGTAGATGAAAAGCACGACGACGCTGACACCCTATTCGGGGCTGATGTCGTGGATGCGTTTCCTCATGCAGAATTTGATATTTCAGAAGCGGGCAAGTGCTTGTCCTTTGGTCTCTGGACCGCCTGTGTGATGCACACGATGCGAGTGCTGGAGATCGGTTTGCGGGCCTTAGCTCTGAGCGTGGATGTCGTACACTCTGAAAATTGGAACCAAACCTTGATCGGCATCGAAAACGCGCTACGCAAAATCAATAAGAAAACTGACGGTGACAGTGCAGCCCAAAAGGCTGCCGAAGCCGGTACGCACCTTCGTTTCATTAAAAATGCTTACCGCAACCAAGCAATGCATTCTCACTCCGAATACGATGAACAGGATGCAAAGCGGATATTTGGTGATGCGCGATCCCTCATGCAGTATTTGGCAGAAGCCACCCCAGACCGTTAGAATTTCAAGTTTGTGTGGGGGGGTGATACCTTTGACACAACGCTTTGACACAAGAAAATGAGGAAAAGGCCTTTATTATAAGGCGCAACGCAAAATTCGCGTGATAACTGGGTTTGCACAAACAACGTGAAAACACGACGGTTTGACACCACACTTGGCACAGGTCGGCACCAAAAAGCGCCGTTAATGGTGTGATTGTGGTGTATGAGGTAAGAAGCCATTGAAACCTTGTTCATATGGCTATGTGGCTACTTAGAGTGGGCCAGTTGATCGCCCAGATAGTGCGAACCTGTGCCAAAGGTGGTGCAAATCAAATGTGCCAAGGTCGGCACACAGATGCCGACCTTGGAAAAGTAGTGCCGACCTTAAATAAAGTCAGTTAAAGCAATTACTTGGGTATCCGACAGTTTCATCAAATGGCGTTTAAGGTCGGCATTCTGCAAAACCGTTAGAATGGTGCAATGCCACCCTTGCCCCTAACGGTTGTCTTACTCACTGACAGATCGCTTTGCCAATCTGATTAAGCTCTCCATTCCGAATTGAGCTATAAGAGTAAACTCTGATGGCAACAAATTCCCCTTGGGGTCGCCCTGCATCCGTTAGTAAACGGCAAACAACTTCAGCATATCCATTTCGACTGGAGCCATCGTCAACCATGGAGAGCCACAGGCTGATGTTTTGGTTCCAATATGCATCGTAGATTGTTGGTTCAGCCTTGGCCAGTTCAGCACCTTTAATTTGCCAAGGCTCCAACTCGGTTGCCATTCCAGTTGTTGAGGTCATGGCCAATAATGCAGCGGCGATAAGGTATTTCATAATGCTACTCTCTAAATGTACGGTTGAAATTAACGTCTACCATTCATGCATAGATGCCACAACACGCCCGATGATTTGCACACCATCAGCCACGGGATGCTTTACCGTGATTGGCGGGTAATTGGTGTTGCGGCTGATCAGATGTATCTGGCCTTCTGGCAGGTGCTGGATGCGTTTGACATAGAGACCATCCGAAAACTGCACTGCATATATGTGACTGTCCTTCAGGTCTGTTTGGGCGTGATCCAGCAAGAGCAGATCGTTTTCGTATAGGTCCGGCTCCATACTATCGCCACGCACGGAAATAACAGATAGCGAATTAGCATTCAGCCCGCGCCGATCCAACCACCGTTGATTGAATGCATAATAGCCGGTTCCATCAGTGCATGAAACTTGTGCGCCATGACCTGCTGAAGCTTCGACTGTGTAGCGTTTTATTTGTATAAAATCTTCAGTATCTTCCATGCCCGCGCGACCACCAATGAGCATTTGCTCGCCAATTCCAGCCAGCACCCACGATGCAGATATGCCCATTTGCTCGCTTATTTGCGCAAGAAATTTAGTCCCGATCTTCCTTTCACCCGCAATATAGTGCTGAAGCGTGCGGTAATTTACCCCCGAACGAACGGAAAAATCCTTTAAATTCAGCCCACTATCAGAAATTGCCTTTTGTAGCCGGTCTTTTGCGAGCATTTGGACGTATCCTTCTTGACTGATGTGAGCATTTGGTCGTATACATGTTGCCAGAGCATAACAACAAAACACAAGAGGTTTAACATGAAACAAACTGTTTTCCAGCCCGGAGTTATCTTGCAGGAGGTAATCGTTGGCGCGTTCCGATCACAGGGCACCACCTTTGGTGCATGGTGCACAGATAACAAGGTGCACCAAACCAGCGCCCGGCAAGCAACCTTCGGCCTGACAGGCGGCGACACAGGCAAGGCTTTGTTGAAACGGATCATAGATGCAGCGGGCCGTGATGTGGTTGAAATGACCTATCGCAAGCGCATGGATCAACATGTGAACCGCCTTAAGTCAGGAGCGGCAGCATGACCCCCAATCATTCACAATTTACCACAGCCCAGCAGTTTCAAGCTGAACTGGCGCTTGAAGGTGTATCGGGCAAGGATCGGGTGAATTTCGCCCTGAAACTTATGCTGGATATCGAAGATGAAAATGCCGCTGGCGCACTGTCTTTTGCAGCACGGCGGGTGGGGGAACACGCCACCACTTTGAACCGCGCAGCTTTTAATGCGGAGTGCGGTTGATGGCCAAGTTTGAAGTTATTGGATGCGGGGTTTCCTACATGGTCGCGGGGCCAGATGGCACCCAAGTTGGCGGACCTTATTACAACCATGATCAAGCCGAAAACGCGCGGGAAGATTTTGAGCGTAGCGCCAAGATGAAAAAGCGGCGCTGCATGACCTGCGATGATCTGTTCATGAGCGAGGGCGCACACAATCGGATGTGTGATCCGTGTCGCGGAAACAGAAATATATTTGAAGGGGCCGTCTGATGATAGGCAAAGAAAACACCACACCGAAAACCGAAATGATCGAAATTTCCAGCATCCTTATTGAAGGCCGCTCGCGGGATGTTGACGAGGGCTGGGCGCAAGCTTTGGCCGCGATGTTCAAGGCCAGTGAAATGCTGAACCCAATCACCATTTGGCAGAGTGCTGACGGGCCATTCTTAGTGGCGGGTGCGCACCGGCTTGCTGCCCATGTGATCAACGGCGAAACGCACATTGCGGCCAGCTGGAGTAAGGCTGAAACGGTGGCCGATGCCAAGGTTCTAGAGATCATGGAAAACATCGGTCGGCATGAGTTGACCGCCTTGGATCGCGCCCAACATTTGTTTGATTTGAAGCAGGCTTATGAGGCCAAGTATCCTGAAACCAAAAAGGGTGGTGATAAGCAAACCGAACAGGGGCGTGAAAAGCTAAACGGAATTGTTCCGTTTAGCACTGACACCGCCGAAAAAACGGGCCTGTCAGACAGTTCAATCACCAAGGCCGTTGCCATGTGGACCGGCCTAGCCCCCGGTGCAATATCCATCATCAAAGGCACATGGCTGGCCGATCATCAGGCGGGCCTAATGGCGATGGCCAAGGAAAAGCCCACGGTGCAGGCCAAGGCATTGGAAATGATGTTCCCAACCAATGGGAAACCTGTTCGCGCCATGAATGTGCCGGATGCGTTGATCCTTGCGACAGGGAAGCTACTGGAAACAACACATCAAAAGCAATTTGCGGCGGCTGACAGGGTGTTTAATTCATTTAGCGATGAAGATTTTGGCGCGCTTTTACTGTCACATGAGGCACGGATCATGGCTTGGGTTGAAGGCCGGATCGGTGGGGTCAAGTAATGCAGCATTTCCTGACACCCCGTGAAATCGCCGATGCTGGGAAACGGCTGCATCAGTCGGATATTCCGCATAGCGAGCGGGGTGTCAGAAATCGTGCAAAAAACGAAGGCTGGGCCGATAACCAAAAGCTGGCGCGCAAACAGCAAGGGGCCAAGGGTGGCGGGGGGATGGAATACCACATTTCATTATTGCCGCTACAAATGCAGCGCGCCCTTAGAAGTGAGATGGGTCGCGAGGTCACTGTGGCGAACACCAAAGAAGATTGCGCGGTTGATATAGTCAAGCGTGAGGCGCTGGACACCACGATCCTGACGGCCCGCCAACGACTGGTGATGAATGCCCGTTCAACGGTGTTGTTGGCGATAGAGAACGTGCGCGTTGATGGTGGATATTCGCGCAGTCAGGCTGTTGATCTGTTTATCACAGGCACCGTTGATTTTGGGTTGGAGATCGAAACAGTATCCGCCGCCAATGATCGCAAAGGCGGATCACGGGTTATTTCGCGCAGCACATTATTGCGCTGGTTCCGGTTTCGGGATGGCACAGGCATAGGGGCACTGGCCCCAAAGGCCACCAAAGAGCGGGCAGATATCCCCGCGTGGTTCTGGGACTTTCTGAAACATTACGCCCGCCCCCAAAAGCCCTGCATCACAGAGGCAATGAATGCTTATATGAGTTCAGACAAACGGCCAAACGAGCCTGTGACCTATACAAAAATACGCTACCTGATCGGCAAGCTGGGGAATGTAGAAAAGCACCGTGGCCGTGAAGGCTCACTGACCCTGAAATCCCGTCAAGCCTATGTGACCAGATCAACCGGCGACTTGCTGCCAACATGTGTTTACACATCCGATGGCAAAACCTTCGATGCTGAAATTCAGCACCCAATCCATGGACGACCTTTCCGCCCTGAAATCACCGCCGTGGTGGATGTGGCAACCCGCAAGTGCGTCGGGTTTTCTGTTGGCTTGGCCGAAAATGCCGAAGGGGTTGTAGATGCCCTGCGCCATTCTTGCGAGGTGTTCGGTGTGCCTGCAATCTTTTATGTGGATCGCGGGTCAGGGTTTAAGAACAAACGCCTTGATGCGCAGTTGACAGGCCTCATGGGCCGATTGGGGATCACCAAGCATCACTCCTTGCCCCAAAACAGTCAGGCGCGTGGCATTATTGAGCGCTTTCACGGGTCGGTCTGGAACCCCCTAGCGCGTGAATTCGCCACCTATGTTAATCCAGAAATGGACCGCCAAGCCCGGCAGAAGTCATTCAAGGTGACACGCAAAGAACAGCGGGAATTGGGCGCAAGCGCGTCCCTGCCCTCTTTCGATGATTTCATGCAGCGCTGCAACATGGCGATTGAGGTTTATAATGCCAAATCGCATTCGTCTTTGCCAAACCGCATGTCACCAGATCAATACTGGCAGCAGCACGTCGATAACGGATTTGAACCTGTCGTTGTGACAAAATCGGAAAGCAACGATCTGTTCCGGCCCTACGTGAAGCGCAAAACGCGCCGCGCCTTGATCGAATACCGGACTAATGAATATTTCCACATCGCACTGGAAGAGTTTAACGGCGATTATGTTCTGGTTGGTTACGACATTCATGATGCCAACCATGTTTGGGTGCGCGAAATTGATATTGTCGATGGCGAAGAAGAAGCAGGTCGCCTGATATGTGTTGCCAAATTTGCCGGAAATACTGAACGATACGTTCCGGTCACAATGCAACGCCTTGCCGACGAGAACCGCGCCAAATCTCGCAAGAAACGGATCACAGACAAGATTGTGGAAATTGACGAAGAGTTGCGCCCACATAGGTTTCTTGAAGGTCAGGTATCGGTTCCAATGACGCCGCTGAACAATGAACCAAAACCTGACTTTGTGGATGCCGAATATACCACCAGCATAAATCAAGCATCAGCGTCAGTTGTCGGAACGGTAACCAAATTTGGCACCGATTTAGAGCTGGCCTTATGGATTGTCGAAAACCCCGATGATCTTCAGGAGGGCCGCTGTGAAATCTTGAGGGAGTGCCTGTCCGATCCATCGGAGCGGCAATTGTTCAAAGATCAAGGCGTCGATGTCGAGCGGCTAACCACCATAATTCAGCAATACAAATAACAAAAAAATACCACGGGAAAAAGAGGAGAGCAAAAATGAGAACGAAGTTTGTAAAAACATCAAACGTATTGGCACTAGAAGCGGCAATGACTGCTTTGAAACGTCGTGGCGCAAGTGAAGCCTGTTTGGTTGTTGTGGACGGGGTGGCCGGTTTGGGGAAAACCACGTCACTGTCGCGGTTCGCCATTAAAAATCAGGCTATATATTTGCGGGCAAAAAAGGAATGGAAACCCGCATGGATGATGAATGAGTTGTTGCAAGAAATGCGCCAGCAACCGCCACATTCGTTTGAGAAAAAATATCAACTGGCGCTTAAAACCCTTGTACAGCGCCAAGCATCGACCATTCATTCTGGCAACACGTTCGCGCTGATCATTGATGAAGCCGATCACATTTCATCAAACGCAAGGATCATGGAAACCATCCGTGATCTGTCGGACATGATCGAAATGCCAGTCATTCTGGTTGGCATGGGCAAGATCAGAAACAACCTTGTTCGGTTCCCGCAAATCGCATCGCGGATTTCGCAGTATGTTAATTTCCACCCGGCAACCTTTGAAGATGTTCGCATGTTTTTTGACGAGCTTTGTGAAGTTCCGGTTGCTGATGATCTGGTGGGGTTTGTTCACAAAATTACCGGTGGTATGAACCGCGAAATAAAGGAAGCCATGGCAATCATTGAACGCTTTGGGCGGCGCAATGCGCCCGCTGAAGGCGGCTTAACAATGGCGGACATGTCAGGTCAGCTGTTGGTCAATGATCGCGCCACGGGTCAGCCCATCAATGTGCCGGTGACGGTATGAGTGGTTTAGCAAAGAACCAGAATGCGATATTTGCTTTGTTTGAAGATGGCGTCGCATTGGAGCTGACCGCCCTTAGTGAGCAGAGTGACATCAGCTATCACGAAACCATCAAAACCGCTGGGTATTTGGTGAACCGTGGTTATTTGGCACGCCTTGAAAACGGTGTGTTCGCCCTGACTGAAAAGGGGATTGAGGCCAAAGCGCAAGGTGTTGTGATCAAATCAGGCCCGATGGGGCCAGACACAGGCAAGGGCCGCACTCCGTTCAAGAACACCCTGCGCCAAAAAGCATGGTCAGCCATGCGCATCATGGTCGTGTTTTCAATCAATGATCTGGTGGCTGTCGCCTCTGATGATCCCACCAAACAAGATCATGTGAATATCCGGCGTTATTGTCTGGCATTGAGAAAAGCAAAAATACTTTTTGACATGCCAACCCGTGAACGCGGCTACGCCCAATCATCCAATGGATTTAAACGGTATCGCCTGTTTGATGATTTGGGTGAGATTGCCCCGACATATCGCGGGAAGAAAAACGAGGTGTTTGACCATAACTCTCGCGAGGTGATGCCATGTCACGCTTAGAAGAATTGAGCGCCCAGCCTTGGTTTCAGGTTTTGCAAGACGAGATCAAAAAGACATCTATTAGCGATGTTGCCCGCCAGCTGGGCTACAGCCGCCCAACCATCTCGCTGGTGCTTTCTGGCGCATACAACGGCGGCACAGATCGGATTGCCGCCAAAGTGATCGCCGCTTTCACCGAATTGGTTCAATGCCCGTTTTTGGGATGTGAATTGGCACAAGCAAAATGTGGCGATTTTCAATCCCGCCCGATGCCGACATCTGATCCCAATGCCTTACGCCATTGGGTGGCCTGTCGCTCAGGATGCCCCAATAGCTTTCATTCACTTGAAGAGGAGAAATGCCATGCCTGATCGCGCCCTTAGCTCCAAAATATTGGCTGTCGCAAAAATGATGGAAGATGAATGCCAGCACGACATGCCATATTATCCAAATGATGTCGCAAAATTTGTCGGCATGATGATGTTGTTGGCTGATAGTGCGGTCCACCTTGAAGCCGCGCTTTGTGCGGAAAAAGGCATCCCGCATGTCTTGAACAAGCCCAAAGTGGCCCCCCAACTTTTAGTAATTGGCGGCACAGACCATGAAGAGGATGCACAATGATCGCTGATCCTTTGACCTTAACGCTCTTGGCCGCCCGCGCAAAAACGCGGATCAAACATCGCGGTGTCCAAGGTGTATCCGAGACATCCATGGAAGAGATTATGGCGCTGGCGTTCATCGCTGACGTTTACCTTGAAGACTACACCGGCCCGATGACACGCGGTGCCGATGATTATCACCCCCACCCCCACAACACAGAATTGGAGACCCTATGAACACCCATGTAGACCCTGACGGGATGATTGAACGTCCAGATGGCAGCATGATTTCTTATGACAAGCTACCACCAGAAAAACAGATCGAGCATGACGTTGTTGTTGGGCTTTGTGAAAGGGCCACCAGATACAGTGAGTGGTTGACCAAGTTCAAACACACCGCTCTTGCTGAAATGATTGCCGCACGGGTGATGATGCTGGAAGATCACGGCGTGAAAAAAGGCGGTGCTGAAGGCAACCTCACTTTACGTTCTGCCTGTGGTCGGTTGATGGTCAAAATGACGGTTTCAAAGCACATCTCGTTTGGCCCCGAACTGGAAGCGGCCAAGGCGCTGATCGAAGAGTTTATGGAAGCTGAATTGGCCAAGGGTGGATCAGATGCTATCCGCGATATCGTTGAGAAGGTGTTCAAGCTGAACACCAAAGGCCGGATTGATACGGGCGGCATCTTGGGATTGCGTGAACACCGGTTCGATGATCCGCTTTGGGAACGCGCCATGCTCGCAATTGATGAAGCTATTTGTCGCGATAGCGCCACCACCTATGTGAACTTCTACAATGTCGATCCTAATTCCAAGCCGAATGAAGAGCGTGAACAGCGTATTCTTCTTGATCTGGCGAAGGTGTAATCATGGGTGCGAGAACCACAAAAATGGATAGCAAGGGCAAGAAAACAGTTTGTCCGAATTGCAACAAAGCTGTGCGCGGGCAAAAGGGCTTGGCCGCGCACCAATTGGCCTGTCAGGGAAAGGTGGAAAAATGACGCCGGAATTGATGATGAAAATTGCAACGATTGCTACATGTTCCGGTGCCGGTTTGCGCATTGGTTGGTGCGGGATCGAAGCCGCTGTCTGGCTAATGTCATTCGGCCTTGCGAAATTGATGGCCGCTTGGGACGGGTGGAAAAAAGGAGAGGCCGAATGAACACCTTTGCCGTGATCAACATCGCCAAGAAAGACTTGGGGCTTGATGATGAAACCTATCGTGACGCCTTGGAGCGGGTGACCGGAAAACGGTCACTTCGCGCCATGTCCGAAGCCCAGCGGTTGGCCGTTGTGGATGATTTCAAGGCCAAGGGCTTTAAAATCAAACGCGGTGGTAAATCAGTGGGTAATAAAGCTGGGTTTTCAAGCAAGAAATATGTTCGCCTGATCCACGCGCTCTGGTCGGCATGTGCCAAATTGGGTGTAATTGATGATGGCTCGAAAAAAGCCCTGCGCAGCTTTGTTGCGGCCCAAACCGAAAAGCGCGGGGCGCGGATAGATGATCCTGATTTCCTCACATACGATCAGGCATCGCCGATCATCGAAACCCTGAAATCCATGGAGAAACGTGGGAAGGTGAAGGGCAAATGAGTGGCGATCTGCCATATAGCCCATCCAATGCGACCGAAGGTGATACCTTTTTCGCGGCATGGTGTGCGTCTTGCCAATGGTGGGATCAGGAGGAAGGTTGCCCAACCCATGGTGCGGCTATGAATTTTGATGCTTACGACGATGAATATCCGTTGGAATGGTGCTATGTTGATAATCGCCCAACCTGCACCGGATATCAGTTTACTGATAATCAGGAAGCACCAACACCCCGATGCCTAAACACCCCTGACATGTTTGAGGTGCTGGGCTGATGCTTGGATCGCTTCCCCTTTTTGATCGGGAAACGATCCGCAAGCTGGAAAGCTTGGAAACGCGCCGTGTGCTGTTATCAGACCGGATGTCGTGCCTTGGCCCAATGGCGCACAGACGGGTGATCATGCAAGATCGGCTAACCCGATTAACCACCGAAATATTGCAACTTGAAAACGAATTATCGCGAGCGGTACAGCTATGAATATTGGTCATAATTCAGGTCTACCGGATTTCGACACGTTGCCGAAATCCATCCAAGATATTGCGGAAAGCTTGGGCATGGGCGTGGTCTTTGCTCTGGTTGAACATTTCGCCGGGGTCGAACTGCGCATCCCTCACAAATTGAAGCCTGATCACAAGTTGATGGCCTTGGGTGAAGATTACGCATTGATGCTGTGCAGGTTCTGCCCAGAGGATACAATTCATGTTCCGATGTCCCTGTCAGGCAAGCGGCTGAAGGTGCAAATTGACGCGCTACAGAGCCGTGGTTTTAGGCGCTGGCAAATTGCGCTGGAACTGAACATCACCCAACGCCATGTGCGGCGTTTGGCCAATACAGAACCAAAAGAAAGCAATCAGCTGGACATGTTTGATTGATCTCCTAACCAGATGATCCAACTGGCGGGCGGACAAACGTCCGCCTTTTTTGTGTCCGAAAATAAGCGACCTTGGCGGGGAAGTTTTCCGCGAAAGGTCCAGCATGTTTCAGTTCAAAAAACCAAACCGCCCCGTCACAAAAGTGTTCATCCACTGTTCGGCCAGCGACAATCCCGATCATGACAATGTTGCAACCATGGATGCTTGGCACAAGGCGAATGGATGGTCTGGCGTTGGCTATCACCTGTTCTGCCGCAAAAGTGGCGAGGGTGAAATCGGTCGCCCCATGAACAAAACCCCGGCAGCGCAAAAAGGTCACAATCGCGGATCAATCGCTATCTGTCTGCATGGTCTGGTGGAAGGTAAATTCACCAAAGCTCAAACGGATTGGCTGATTGAGGTCTGTTTCCAGATTAATCAAGCCTATGGCGGCAAGGTGACGTTTCACGGGCATCGTGAGGTGGCAAATAAGACCTGCCCTGTGATTGATTACACGTCGATCCTGAAGCTTGATAACGCCGGGCGCTTGGGTGATGTGCGCACGAAAAAAGGTGCCCGCATCGTTGATCTGGGTGATTTGTCTAATCTTGAGGAACCCGAAGCGAACCCGTCTGGGCGTCCAATGCTGGTTTATGGAGCGCAGGGCATTGCGGTTCGTTTCCTGCAAGAGGAATTGACGCAGCTGGGTTATCCGGTTGGTGCCATTGATAGTGACTTTGGTGGCTTGCTCCGCACGGCGGTTCTGGCGTTCCAAGCTGACAACCACCTGATTGAGGATGGCAAGGTTGGTGACGCCACCTATGAAGCCCTCTCAGAGGCAAGCCCGCGTGTGCTTAGTCAGGCCCGCACATCCAAAACGGTTGCTGGTCTGGCGCTGGATGGATCACGCATTGCCCAAGCCTCAATGGCACAGGGTTTGATGGGCAGCACCTTCACCGCTGGTGGTGTCTTGGCCGTCCTTGAAGAAAACACCGGCATGGTGTCACGCCTAGCGCGCAATGTCGGGGTCTATGAAGGCATCCTTAAATCACTTGGCCCGTGGATCGGCGTGGTTGTCGTCGTTGGCGGCGTTATCGTCTTGCTGCAAGCCATCAAGGCGGGGCGCGCACGGCGTGATGATGCCCGCACAGGTAAAACACTATGATTGCCGCCCTCGCCTTACGCCAATTTGCAGGGACCGCATTCAAGTCCGTTCTTGGTGGCGGCACCTTGCCGGTTCTGGCTGTTGCCGTGTTTATGGCAGCAACGGGCGCGGCCTATTTCAAGGGCGTAGAACATCAGAAAACCAAATGCGCCACGGCCACCCTCACAAACACGGTTGCGGCCCAACGTCGCGAGCTTGAGCGCCTTTCTGGGTCGCTGGCGGCTGTGGAAAATGTGCGTCTGAACTCAGAGCAACGAGGCACAGAAGACGCCGCAACGATTGAACAATGGAGAGGTGAAGCCAATGCCTTTAAACAAGATATTTCCGAGCGGCCAAATGGCTGTTTTCTTAGCGATGATGATGCTGGGCGGTTGCGGCGCATCGGAAAGTGAACGCCAAGCCCCACTGGTGGAACCAATCAAGATCGTAATCCCTCGCCTTTTGCCCGCCGACAAAAAACACTGCTCTGACCCCGGCGTTCCTGTGGGCGTAGATGCTCGGGAAATCCTTGCCGATACCCGCGTTGCCCTTGCTGATTGCACCCAAAAACATCAGCGCGTTGTCCGTCAATATCGCGCCGTTGAAAAACTTTAACTATTGGAATGAACATGACCACAAATTCAGAAGAAACCACAATCAAAGGATTGAAGGATCGGACGGCTGGCCACGTTCTAACCGAAGATGAAGCCAAAGCTTTAAAGATGCTCGTTCGCGCACATCAGGGCTTAATCGCCTTGGGTTGGCTTGGAACATCCATCCGCAACATCCTGCTGATTGTTGGATCAATCCTTGCCGCCTATGGAGCCGTCACCGGCGCATTGGCTGAATGGATCAAAAAATTGGCAGGTGTCGAGTGATGAAAACCCGCGCTTCACAAGTGACAATCGGCACCGCAATTGGGCTGGCAATCATTGCGGCGTGGGGCGGGTATTTCCAAGGGGTGAGCAATACGGCATCGCCCGCAACACTCACCATCACCGGCGCTCAATATGAGTGCATGAAAGATTTATTTGAACGCGAGGTGGTGGCCAATGGCGACTGACAGTGACAAAAAACGGGCCGCCCGTTCCGAATTCATTTACAAGCGCAAACCTTTGGGCATGATCGGCATGAAAGTTGGCGTATCGGCCAACACGATTGGCCGCTGGAAACGCGCGGCCAAGAAGCTTGGCGATGATTGGGAAACCGCGCGCGCCGCCCATATGATCGCGGGCCAAGGCTTGGATGCTGTGATCACCACTGTGGTTGAAGAGTTCATGATCATGGCGCAATCGGCCATTGAAGATTTGAAAGCCGATGGCCTGAAAAAACCTGATGACCGGATGTCCATCAAGGATCGGATTTCGATGATGACATCGCTGGCCGATGCCATGACCAAGATGACCACATCAGCGGGCAAGCTCGCGCCAAAGATTTCAGAGTTGGGTGTGGCACAAGATGTGATCAAGCGCCTTATGGAGTTTGTCCGGGATGATTACCCCGAACATGCGTCAATCATGCTGCAAATTTCCGAACCATTCGTGGAACATCTTGTTGAGGCATACGGATGAAGCGCCCCAAATTACAATCCAATCTAACGCCCGCACAGTTTCGGGAAGCGGTGGCCGCACATGCCGCGTCACTGGATCGTTGGGTTGAGCTGTCAGTTGATGCCTTCCCGTCTGATCCCAAAAGCAGATCGGAGCGGATCAAAAAAGTTAACGACAAAACGACTGGGTTTCAGTTTTTTGTAGAAACCTATTTGCCCCATTATGTGAAGGGCGATGCCAGCCTATTCCACACCTCTGTTTTCAAGCGGTTTCCTGAAGTGATGTATGCCATGGACGGCAACAAGCAAAAGGGTGCCAAGGAATGCTTTGTTGCCCCGCGTGGATCATCCAAATCAACCCACCTATCTTTGGGTGGCGCGCTTTATGTGATCGCCTTGGGTTTGGAAAAATACATTCTCGAAATCTGTGATGTCTACAGCCAAGCCGCCTTGTTGATTGAGGCGATCAAATCCGAGCTGACCACCAATCCGCGTCTTGCACATGATTTCCCCGCCGCCTGTGGGGCTGGCCGCGTTTGGCGTGAGGGTGAAATTGTCACCAAAAACGATATTCGCGTTGAAGGGTTGGGCGCGAACCAAAAAGTGCGTGGTCGTCGCCATGGCCCGTTTCGCCCCGGTCTGGTGTTTCTGGATGATCTGGAAAATGACGATAGCGTTAGATCGCCAGAACAGCGCAGAAAGTTAGAAAGCTGGGTTGATAAGGCGGTCTCTGAAGTGGGTCCGCCCGATGGCTCTTTGAAGATTATTTATGTCGGCACCATTTTGCATTTTGACGCCGTACTATCGCGCAAGGCAAAAGCCGCTGCATGGAACACCACCAAGTTTCAGGCGATCATGTCTTGGCCGGATCGCATGGATTTGTGGGACGCCTTTGAAGAGGTTTACCACAATGACGGGCCAGATGCGGCACATGCATTCTACAAGCACCGACAATCTGAAATGGACAAAGGTGCTGTGGTCAATTGGCCGTCCATGCAACCACTGCATTTTTTGATGGCCAAGCGCGCCAACAGCCATTCCAGCTTTGCAACCGAATACCAGAACAAACCGATTTCAGAGAACAACCCATTTGGCGATATCGTCTATTGGGTGCAGCGATTGCCCAAGCTGATCCATTTTGGTGCAATTGATCCATCGTTGGGAAAGAAGTCCAAAGGCCGTGACCCATCCGCAATTCTAATCGGCGGGTTTAATCCAGACAATGGCACCATGGATCTTCTGGTTGCCTCAATCAGAAAACGCCTTCCCGATGTCATCATCAGCGAAACGATCCAGCTGCAACGGGAATATCAGTGCCACCTGTGGTTCGTTGAAGCGGTGCAGTTTCAAGAGTTCTTGCGCACAACCCTGATGAAAGAAGCTGCGAAAAACCATGTGTCGTTGCCTGCAATGCCGGTCACTCCATTTACAGATAAAGATTTGCGCATCGAGCGCTTGCAGCCTCCGATCAAGGAAGGTTTGATCCGCATCAATCCGACGCAGACGACATTGATTGATCAGCTTCAGCAATGGCCAAATGCCGACCATGATGACGGACCTGATTGTCTGGATATGTTGTGGCATTTTGGCATTCAGTATTCAGGCGGCGCATCATCAGGTGGTGAGATTGCCACAACAGGTCGCCGCCCATCCACATCAGTAACAGAAGGCTACCGGATCAGATGACCCATTCAGACACCGCTTCAGCATCAGAAGATTTTGCCCAATCGGCTGACACAGACAAAAATCTGCCGCAAAAGAACTTGCCTGCCGCTGCCAAAATGCTGGTGGCGAATGCCAGAAATGACATCACGATCCCGAACTTTACAGGTGTGTTGCAGCCCGTTGATGACACGCTGGTGAAAAGGGGCGGCATTAAAGGCTTGGCGATTTATGATGAAATCGAACGTGACACCCACGCCGCCGCCGTTTTGGAAAAGCGCAAGAAAAACCTTGTGGCGCGGGAATGGGAAGTGAAGCCGGGTGGAACGGATCAGATTGATCTTGATGCGGCTGAATTTGTCACCGAACAGCTGGAAGCCTTGCCGTTTGATCTGATCTGCGAAAACCTACTGGATGCCACCTTAAAGGGTTATGCGGTCTCTGAAGTGGTTTGGGGCCGAAAGAATAACAGAATTGTTCCGGTCCAAATCAAAACACATGATCAGCGCCGGTTTGTTTTTGATCTGGATTGGAAGCCACGCCTGTTGACGGTGGAAAACATGCAAGATGGCATTGCGTTATTTGACCGTAAATTTATTGTGCATCGCCACGGTGTCAAAGGAAACAATGCCTATGGCTTGGGTATTGGCACTCGCTTATTTTGGGCTGTTTTGTTCAAACGTGAGGGCGTTGCCTTTTGGATGACCTTCCTTGATAAGTTCGCTGCCCCAACAGTAATTGCCAAGACACCGTTTGGACTGGGCAACGGTGAAGAGGATAAGCTTTTAAACTCGATTGCAAACATGGTGACTGCGGGTGCGATCAGAGTTCCAGTTGGGACCGAAGTCAGTCTGTTGGAAGCATCCCGAGCTGGATCGGCATCCTATAAAGAGTGGTGCGCATACTGGGACAGCCAGATGTCCATCACGACATTGGGCGAAACCTTAACCACAGACATCCAAGGCAATGGATCGCGTGCGGCTGGTGAGGTCCACGCCGATATTTTGCAAATGCTGGTCGATGCGGATGCGGACCTATTATCCGTCACCTTGCGGGAAACCCTGATCCAATGGATGGTTGATTACAATTTCCCCGGTGCAGCTGTGCCAAATGTCTGGCGGGTGCGCGCGGCCAATGAGCTTGCCAATGCGAAAACGCTCACAGCAAAAGCAACCGCTTCCATTGAAAACAACAAAGCACTACGGGCCGTGGTTGCCACAGCCTCGTTGTTTGCGGATGATGAGGCCGCTCGCCAATATATTCAAACAATGGCACCGGATGATCTGGGCGCTGACATGATTGATACCTTGATGAAAAGCCGCACGGCCTTTGCGGCATCCGAACAAAAACAGCCTAAAAAAAAAGCCCTGAAATCCAGCCAGCCGAGCGCGGGTAAAAACAGATCCGACACCACCAGCTTTGCCGATGCTTCAGATCAGGACATTCAAACCCAGCTGGTTTCGCATTTGCAGGATTTCGGGGCCGATTGGGATCAGCGCCGGTTAGATGATCTGTTTGATGTGCTGACCAAAGCCGACACGCTGGAAGGTGCCGCCAAAGCCGCTCTGAAGCTATACACCACATGGAAGGTGGACGCCTTTGCCGCGACCATCAAACTGGCCTTGAATGCCAGTGCATATGCGGGCCGTGACGCGGTGATGGTTGAAATGGCCGATGATGCCAGCTTTGCCAGCCTGAATGTGTTCAGCAAACCGTTCAAAGAACAGATTGATTTCTTGAGCCAGAAATCACCACGGCCAACATCCACGTGGACTGACATCATGCATGGCGACCATGACCGTTCTTTTGTGATTGCCGGTGCAAAAGACCTCGCCATGTTGGAAGATTTTCAAAACGCCATCCAAAAAGCAATACATGACGGCACCGGATTGCGGGCCTTCAGAAAAGACTTTGAGCTGATCGTCGCAAAATACGGCTGGTCATTTAATGGCGCTCGCAGCTGGCGCACCCGCGTGATCTTTGAAACCAACGTCCGCACATCCTATATGGCGGGTCGCCTAAAACAGATGCGTGATCCTGATGTTTTGAAAGCCCGCCCATTCTGGCAGTATCGCCATGCCCAAACCCGCAAACCAAAATCAGCGCGCCCGCAACATTTGGCTTGGGATGGTCTGATCTTGGCGGCGGATGATCCGTTCTGGGACAACCATTTTCCACCAAACGATTGGGGCTGCTCTTGTGGTGTCAGAACACTTTCTGCGCGCGATCTGAAGCGCCTTGGCAAGTCAGGGCCAGACGAAAGCCCCAGCGGCAATGATGACGGCATTGGTCGCGGGTTTGAATATCAGCCCGGCGATTTGTGGGAACGCGGGCTTGTGCCATCGCAAATGGATCGGCTGGCAGCAAAATCGGCATTCACAGTGGATCAGGCCAACCCGATTGCCGATCTCGTTGCATCAGGACACAAGTTCAAAGCCACGGAAATGAAATCGGGCTTGTCTGTCGAAACCTATATTGACGCCTTCCTCAAGCCGTTTGGGGCCAAGCGTGGCGCGGCTGTGTTGTTTGCTGACAAGGCGGGCGGCGTTGTGCCGATCTCGGATGAATTGTTCCGGGATGCCCGTGGCGAATACAAAGTGATGAAACGTGGCCGCGAAGTTCATTCTGCGCGGCTGGCGGAAACCATCGCTGATCCTGATGAAATCTGGGTTGGTGTGGCAAGCGTCAAAATACCGGCGCACCAAGGCGGCGGCACCGAATTGGTTCTGGATCGAAAGTATATCCGCGTTGATCCAAAAACTGGGTTTCTGGCAATCTTCGAGCTGTTGAAGGGGCGATGGGTTGCCAAAACGGCCTTTAGACCGGCGAGGGGAAACAGCATCCGAACGGACGTTTCACAAATTGATAAACGCCGGTCTGGTGTGCTGATTTACAAGCGGGAATAAAAAAACCGGCTGGGATGATCCACCGGTTTTGTGATTGTCAGGAATTCAGGCTGCATCATCGAGCAAGCTGACAACATGGATAATATAGATGCGCAAATGCAAACAGTCAAACAGGAGCGAAATTGATGGCTAACAAAATATACCTATCCGGCCCGATGAAGGGATATGCTGAAAGCAACTATCCTTTGTTTATGCGGGTTGCCTCTGAGCTTCGTGCAAAAGGAAATACCGTATATAATCCCGCAGAATTTCCGCATGACGGGCCACACGAAACATTCCCCATCCGAAAAGCGTTCGCAGAATACTGCAAATTTATTTGTGAAGAAGCCGACGAGATTGTTCCACTTCCCGATTGGGAAAAATCCGTGGGCGTGTCAGCCGAGTTGGCCTTGGCCAAAAACTGCGGCTTGTCAGTGACAGAATATATAATTTGAAGGAACGATCATGCCGCATATAGAACCAAAACCTGAACGGGGGATCGTTGCCGCCGCGTGTCAAATTGGCGGGCTTACGTTTTCAATGCCAGCCCCAGCGCGTCACCATGATGTTTTGTGGTCAATGCAGGCAGCGGGAATTGAGAAAGCGTCAGAAGTCCAAGGCTTCCTAGATCATCGGGGGGTATTTGTGGGCCGCCAAGCTGCAACCATAGTCGCCCTAAACTGGGGGCAGATCACAAAAGAGCAGTTTGACGATACGTCCGAACTGTTCAGCGAACACATTTGGTAAAGGAGTAATAGTGTGGCCGGAATTAAGCGAGATGCTGACAGCATAAACTGGATAATGATCAGGGCAAAACATCCCATGATGTTGGGGTTCGCTTGGTCAACTGATTGGTTATCATTAACGCCGTGGACTGTTGGTGGGGAGGCGCGGCCGTTCCTTGGAGTTACTAGAGAATTCAAGGGAACGGTTCTATTCTGCCTGATTTTCTGGATTGGCCCGCTTATGGTTCAATTTGTAAAACGAACAACAAACTAAGGGGCCAAGACATGAGCGGTTTTACCTACACAATCAGCGTTGAAGATGAAGAAATTCGCACCGGCATTCAGGGGCTGATCGGGAAAATGGAAAACATGGCCGCGTTTCACAAAAGCGTTGGCGAACACATGCTGAATTCCACAGAAGATCGCTTTGATACTGAAACCGCGCCGGATGGCACAGCTTGGGCACACCACGGTCCCGCCACGATTGCCCGCCGTGGTAGCGCTGAACTGACTATCTTGCGTGAAAGCGGCACGCTGGCCGGTTCGTTCAATTATGAGGCCGATGATGCTCAAGTGGAAATTGGCACCCCGACCATTTACGCCGCCATGATGCATTTCGGCGGCACCAAATCCGCCTACCCAAATTTGTGGGGAGACATTCCCGCCCGCCCAATCTTGGGTGCTACCAGCGAGGATGAAACAATCATTGCCGAAATGGCTGAAGATTTCTTGTCAGAGTGAGATTGCCCACGAATATCCGGCAAAACCCCGATGTTTAAAAACAGCGCTGTAGAGCCACCCACAGCGCCGATCCCTGCCCAGACTACCTAAATTCTGTTTACCCCCCCGTTAGACCCCCGTTAGATTTGCTTAAAACCGCGTTCACGTCCGCCCAATGCCGTGCAATGTTCGGGTGAGGCTTGATATCGCCGTTTTCTGGGCGCATTGCCTCCCCACCCCCAATCACAGTCAGTCACCATCCGGTCGGACATTGTCCGCCTTTTTGGTGTGCCGATAGATCGCATAGTCGTTTCATCACTTTGAAAGGGCGCGAGCATGTCAAAACCAAAAACCAGCATCCGAATTGAGGTTTTCCGTTCGGGAACCTTCACCCCGATGTCTGGCGTGGCTGTCACCTACAGCGCCGCTGATCTGGCGGGCATTGCGTCGAGCTATGATTTTGATGCGGCTCCTGCACCTGTCGTAATTGGTCACCCCAAAACTGATACTCCTGCCTATGGCTGGGTTATGGGCTTTGAATATGACGCTGATGCAGACCTGTTGTTTGCCGACATTGGTGATCTGGCACCTGAGTTTGTCGAGGCGGTAGAAGATGGGCGCTACAAAAAGGTCTCAATGTCCTTTCACACCCCCGATGCCCCCAACAACCCGACGCCCGGACAATGGTCAGCCAAGCACATTGGTTTTCTTGGGGGCGCGGCCCCTGCCGTATCGGGGCTTGCACCGGTCCAGTTCGCACAAGGCAAGGATGATGAAAGCGTCACCTTTGAAGCCGCGTTCGGTGAGGCCGGTTTTGAGAATACGGCGGATATGTTCCGGGCATTGCGAGAATGGTTCATTGAAAAATTCGGCAAGGAAACCGCCGATCAGGTTTTGCCCGATTACCGGATTGAATGGCTGGGCCGCACAGAAATTAACCCCAAGGACGCCGACCTAACCGTGTTTACGGCCCCTATTGAAAAGGATACCGATATGACCCCTGAAGAGCTGGCCGCTGAACAGGCCAAACTGAAAGCCCGTGAAGATGCGCTGAATGTGCGCGATGCCACGTTTGCAGCGGGTGAGGCCACGCGACGTGGTGCTGATCATGTAACCTTTGCTGAAGCTCTTGTGGCAGACGGCAAGCTGTTGCCTGCATCGCAAGCCAGCGTTGTTACGCTACTGGATGCCCTGCCCGCCGATCAAAGCGTTTCCTTTGCTGAAGGTGAAGCCGCACCGCTGGCCGATGCCTTGATGTCGATCCTGAAGGCCCAGCCTAAAATGGTTGATTTCGCCGAGACCGATTTGGGTGTCGAGGGTGATCTGTCTGACGATCCTGACAAGATCGCTGAATTTGCTCTGGCCCATAAGACTGATCTGGCGAGCAAGGGCATTGAAATTTCAATTTCTGACGCTGTTGAACACGTCTCGAAAGGAGCCGCAAAATGAACCACTTTGGTTTGGTTAAGAATTTCACCACTGAAACGCTGGTGGAAAAGCGCCGTATCGTGGCCTTTGGTGCCAGCTCTGGTTTGGTAAAGCAGGCAATCGGTGATGCGGGATCATTTGGCGTGTCGGGTGTTCGTGGTGCGCAGTCTGGTGAACGGCTGGATGTTTATCTGGATGGCGTCCGGCCTGTTGAATGTGCAGTGGTTGTCACTGCCGGCCAATTTATAACGGCTGATGCCGATGGTCGCGCAATCCCTGCCGCCCCTGCTGCTGGCGTTCAAATGCTGGTCATTGGTCGGGCGCTGGAAAGTGGTGGCGTTGGTGCACAACTCGACATCCTGATCCAGCCGCAACAAATCACCGGCTAAATCTGACCCCCATTTTTTGAGAAGGAATTCCCCATGTCTGCAACTGGACAGTTTACAGTAAGCCCAACTCTGACGGCGATTGCGATTGCTTATCGCAATCAAGATCAAGCCTTGATCGCCGATCAGGTTTTGCCGCGCATCACGCCACCCGCGCGCGATTTCAAATGGCAAAGCTACAATGAGGCTGACGCCTTCACATTGCCAAACACCCGTGTTGGTCGCCGTGGCACCCCCAATCAGGTGGAAATTGAAGGCACCGAACTAAGCGCGTCCTGTGATGATTTCGGCATTGATATTCCGTTGGACAATGTCACCATTGATGAAGCCGCTCGTAACGGCAACAATTTGCGCAATGCCGCCACCGAACGCGCCACAAACATTGTGATGCTGGATCGTGAAGTGCGGGTTGCCGCCTTGGTGACTGACCCTGCCAATTATCACGCCGATCATGTCGAAAGCCTGTCTGGCACTGATCTGTTCAATGATCCGTTAAGTGATCCGATCAGCATACTTGAAGACCTTCTGGATACATGTTGGGCGCGCCCCAATCAGGTGGTGTTTGGTCTGGCTGCATGGCGCGCATTGCGCAAACATCCAAAGGTGGTCAAAGCCGTTCACGGTAATTCTGGCGATCAGGGCCGTGCGTCCCGAGCTGCCATTGCCGAACTTTTGGAAGTTCAGCGCATCTTGGTTGGCGAAAGCCGGATCAACATCAAACGCCCCGGTGAAAACCCTGTCATGAACCGCGTCTGGGACAATGTGATTGCGGGGCAATTCATTGATCGCACCGCTGACACATCCGGTGGCCTGACCTTTGGCTTCACGGCCCAACACGGCAAGAAAGTGGCTGGTACACTTCCTGCCAACATGGGGCTTGGTGGTGGCGTTCTGGTGCGCTCTGGCGAAACCTTGGTTGAAAAGATCGTTGCCAATCGCGCTGGCTTCCTGATCCAGAATGTGACGGGGGCTTGATCATGTCAGATGCAAAGAAAACCTATCCTGTTTTGAGCCGTGTTCGTCACTCAGGCAAAGTATATCTTGCCGGATGTGATGGCGGCATTGAGTTGACCGAAAAACAAGCCGAGCTGCTGTTGAAGGTGAAAGCAATCGGCCCAGCTGATGGCGAGGCCGATGGACCAAATGCGCCGCTTGAGCCGTTTGGGCTTAGCGAATTTGATTTGGCGAACGCTCTTAGCGATCTGATCGCAGCTGATCACGATATCAAATCCATGAACATGTCCGACATCGGCGCGCTGCTGGGTGCACATTCACGCGGCGTTAAACGCAAAGATGTTGACGCCGCCTTGGCTGAAATCACTGCCCAGACTGAAGGGCAGAAGTAACGACCGGCGATCTCCTCAATCGCCACAGGACGGGCATTGTTTTGCCTCCGGTGCCCGTCCACTTATTCACACCCCCTGATCATAAGGAAATCCAATGCCTGAATTTGTCGACATCATCGGATTGCTTGATCACATTGATCAAAGCGAATTGGAGCAGATCGCAGGTATTGGCTCTTTCAATTCTCCTGAAGGCCGCTCGCTGGATGAAGACAAGATCAACGCCGCCATAAAGTTTGCCGGTGACATGGTCAAAGGCTACATGGCGCGGCGCTATCCAATTGTGGCCACGGTCACCCCCGATCAAACCCCCGATTTGCTGCAAGGTTATGTGGCCGATATCGTGCGCTGGCGTTTGCGCTCGCGGACCGGAAACCGCAACAGCACCTCCGATGAAGTGACCGCCCGCTACAAGGACGCCAAGGATTGGCTGAAGGACGTTTCCCGCAATGTGATCAATGTTGATTTTGAAGGCGCTGATGGTGGCCATGAAGCCACGTTAGCCGGTTCGCAAAACCTGACCGGCACGGTGGGGGCAATCATCCGCCCTGCCCGTGCTGTCAGAATATTGGATGGGTATTGATATGGCCAAGTCTGAGCCAACCCATCACGCCCGCCCGCCGTCCTATTTGGAGCGCGTTGAAGATGCGATCATCACCGCCCTGAAAGAAGGCGTTTCTGGTTCTGTGAAGGTCGATAACTTTCCGGCTGACATTAAGGCCTATGATTTCGCGGGCCTGAGTGCGGCGGCATTGGTTCACTACAAAGGCTCGAAATACGCCGGGCGTAAAGGTCCAGTAACCCCAAACCAAAACCGGCAAATGAACTTTGCCATTGTTTTACTGGTTCGCTGTTTGCGCGGATCAGGTGGGGCATATCACACGCTTGAAGACATCCGCTTGGCCACACAAGGCGTGACATTTGAAGGCGCTGGCCCTGCTGAAATCGTCAGTGATGGCCTTGTCACTGAAGTGCAGGGGCAATGGCGTTGGGAAATTGTCATCACGCTGGGCGCGCCCGCCGTGGCCCGCGACAGAAAACACCCTGCATCATTGATGCGTCCCGTCACTCATACCGCGCCCATCCCCGGGCGTGATGGCAACATTTAAGGAGAACCAGCAATGGCAAAAGAGAAATTCGAGCGCCCCCTACTATATGTCGGACCGCCTAGCAGCTTCAGCGTTATGGCGACCAAGCCCGATGATGATCAGGCCGTGCCAGATGATAGCACCCGCCCCCTGATCACCGGCGAGGTCTATGACGAGCTGCCGAAAGATCATCCCGTGATCAAAAACCTGATCGCCCATGAACTGCTGGTGACGCCAGTTGTTTCAGATCCAGTATCGCCAGAAACAGCGGTGTCCGATTCAACTAACGCCAGTTCTGGCGGTGACGGCCGCACACCGCCCCGCACAACCGCCTCTGACAAATCCGCAAAATAAGGAGACGCCCTCATGTCTGCAAATTTCCATCACGGCCCCGAAGTCATTGAACACAAAGACGGTGTTTCTGTCGTTCGGGATGTTAAATCTGCCGTTACCTATATCAACGGCACCGCCCCGATTGGTGACGTTCATGACACGCCTGCAAAACGTGCGGCTTTTGTGAACAAACGGATCATTGTGCGCACCCGTGAAGAAGCGGCGGCGGCGTTCGGCCCGCAAACCGTTGGCTTCACAATCCCGCAAGCGCTTGATGCGATCTTTGATCATGGCGCTGGTGGCACAATCATTGTGAACAATGTTTATGATCCTGACAGCCATGCAAATGTCGGCGCGGTAACCGCTGCTGATTTGATTGGCGGTGTTGATGCCAGCGGCATTGCCACGGGGTTGTCCGGTGCAAAAACCTGCTACAATAAGTTTGGTTATTTCCCCAAAATCATCTTGTCGGCACAATCCAGTGTGCCGGGCGTTCGGGTGGAAATGGACGCCATGGCCCACATGCTGAATGCCATGGCAATTTGCGATCTGCCGATTGGCCTGACCAAGCAACAGGCGGTTGAAGCGCGCGGCACCAGTGGCGTTGTGAACGCCAACACATCCAGTGCACGCACAATCCTGACCTATCCCCATGTCAAAGTGGCTGACACCATCACCGGCGATGAACGTCTTGAGCCACTATCGCAGCGCCTTGCGGGTCTGATGATCCAAACTGATTTGGAGCAAGGCTATCATCACTCTGCATCCAACCGTGAAATCGCAGGCGTGATCGGCATTGAAACGGATATCAATTTCTATCCATCCGACACCGCCAATGACACCAACTTCTTGAATGAAGCGGGCATCGTCACCTGTATGCGCAGCTTTGGCACCGGTTTTCGCTCGTATGGCAACCGGTCTGCCGCGTTCCCGACATCCAGCCACGTTGAAAATTTCATCAATGCGCGCCGTATTTTGGACCAGCTGCATGACGCCATCACCTTCTTTTCCATGCAGTATGTTGACCGCTTAGGCACCCCTCAAAATGTCGAGGCTCTTGAAGAGGCCGTCAATGCTTTCTTGCGCAAAAAGACCGGTGACGGGGTTCTATTCGGTGGCACATATCGGTTTGACCGCGAGAGAAGCACGCCTGCCGAAATCGCTGATGGCCACTTCCATTACAAACTCGAATGCCACCCGACAACCGTCATGGAGCGCTTGAGCACGCATTCCTATGTCGACACCAAATTCATCGCAGGCGCGCTTTCGTTGGCAGCGTAAAACAGTTCTCAAAGGAGCTAAATCATGGTCCAGAAAATCGGACAGATCACAAATGCCGATCTTTATTTGAACGGTGTAGATGTCAAAGGGCGGGTTGAAGAATTCGACATGGGTGATATCGGCAGCACAGAAATCGAACACGCCACTCTTGGCATGATCGGGGTGCTGAAATTGCCCGGACGGCCTGTTGAGGCGATCAGTGGGAAAATCGGCTTTGAATGGCTGGATGAAGTCATTGAGCGCCAGTTGTTAAACCCAACCAAGCGCCAAAATATCCAGCTGCATTCTTATGTTGATGTGTTTGATGCCGATGGGTTGAACGTTGAGAAGTCACACACATTGGTGACCCACATCGGGTTTCACGTTATGAAACGCTCAAACGGATCGGCCAAATTGGGCGATGCCATGGGAACAAGCCATGACATCACGATCCCAAAGTTCATCCAAAAGGTTTACGGCGAAGCCACCCCGATCATTGAGTTTGATGTTTTCTCAGGCATCTACAACATCAATGGGGAACCTGTCTGGCCCAGCTGATAATCCACTGAAATTGATAAGAAGAGGCGGACTTTTGTCCGCCTTTTTTTGTGCCTAACCCGTCCTAGTAATGAAGCAGCCCGCACACCAAGGGCTTTTGCATCGGCGGCATGGGGTGTGACGTGCCGCCACCCCGCAGAGGTATAATCATGGCTAAAGAAAAAGTATTCACCGGCGTTCGCGCAAAACTGGCCGCATATAAAGATGCAAATTCGGGCAATGAAGAAACGACCCTGCCCCGCAGCGGCATTACGGTCCAAATCCCAAACTTCCTAAATCACGGTGCTTGGATGCTAGCGCAACGTCAAGCCAAGGGTGACGTGCCCAAGGCACAAGCGGCGTTCATTGTTGGAACGGTGATGTTTGAAGGCGAAAAACTGACCATGGCCGATGTACAGGCCGGGCTGATTGACGCCAAAGATATGCTGTTTCTGATCGGCGAGATTTTTGGCGATGACGATGATGAAGACGGCGATGAAGCGGGAAACGACAAGGCGGCAGCTTAAGTCTGTCGCAACCTGTCGATCACATTTTCTTGGTTGAAAATGGTTTTGATCATGACGCACTAAACGCCATGCCTGAAGAGGAATTCCGCTTCCTTCTGGAAAGCCGGATTGAATTGGATCAGGCGCGGGCCGATGCGCAGAAATAGGCGGGCGATAACAATAGCAGCGGGTGTGGATGTGCCACCTCCGCTGCATTCCACCAAAGGTGATCTGATATGAATTTTTCCATGATCTTTTCCGCCGTCGATAAGGCGACAAAGACCATGGGTAAAATCATGGCCACCGAAAAGAAAATGGCGGCGGCGATGCAAGGCAATGCCGCCAAAGCCACACGGGCGAATGCTAAAACACAGCGGGCCTTAAAGGCCACAGAGCGGGCAATGGGCAAAGTTGGTCGCAGTTCAAAGAAAGCATTTGGCACGGTTGTCGCCGGTGCTGACAAGGCAGGGCGCGCCGTTAAGCGGTTGCATGATAAAACCGTTGCCTTGGGGCGCAAAGGGTTCAAGGAAATCGGGGCTGGTGGCAAGCGTGTTGCAAAGGGCGTGGCCGTAGGTGCTGGCATAGCCCTTGCGGCCTATGGCGGTGCAGCCTTGGCGGCGGCTAATCTGGTAGGTACCGCTTCTGAATTTGAGCGCTTTCAAACCGTTCTGGAGACCACGGAAGGCTCCGCAGAAAAAGCCGAGAAAGCCATGAAATGGGTTCAAAATTTCGCGGTCAAAACACCTTATGAGCTTGATCAGGTGACGGGTGCATTCGTGCAATTGCGCGCTTATGGTCTTGACCCGACGCAAGGACTTCTGGAAACTTTGGGGGATACGTCGGCGGCTATGGGAACGCCGCTCATGCAGTCTATTGAGGCGATGGCGGATGCTGTTATGGGGGAGAACGAGCGCCTTAAGGCCTTCGCCATCACGGCCAGTAAAACCAAGGGCATGATTACCTATGCCTACACCAATGCGGCTGGTGAAGCCGCAACTATAGCCGTTAAAGCCAACGACAAAATGGCCATCCAGCAAAACCTTATGAAAATTATGGGCGATAGGTTTGGTGGGTCAATGGCTCGCCTGTCTGCCACTTGGGATAGCATGATGGGCAACATGTCTGATCAATGGTCAAAGTTCCAGTTAATGATCATGGATGCAGGCCTGTTTGATTGGATGAAAGACAAATTGCGAATGGTCCTTGATACCATCAACGCCATGGAGGCCGATGGGCGCTTGCAAGAATGGGCGACCAGTATTGGAAAAACCATTCAAACAGCCCTCACAAATATCTGGAAATTTGCGGTTGGAACCAAAGAGGTGATCCAAACCCTAACGGGCTATCTGTCCACCGCCGCTGAATATGTTGGGGGCTGGAAAAACCTGTCAAAAATCTTAGCTGCCATTGTTTTTGCGCCAACGCTGATCGCCACAGCGGCAGGATTGGTGCAGATCGCAACAGGGCTTGGGCTGCTGTCCGCCGCTCTGATGGCCAATCCTGTGATGCTGGCGATTGCTGCTGTGGCTGGTGGGGTTTACCTGATCTATAAAAACTGGGATGCGATTGCGCCTTATTTCAAAGCCATTTGGGATGGCATTAAATCCGCTGCGACCGTAGTTTGGGATTGGATGAAAACAGCCTTTGCATGGACGCCACTGGGCATGGTGATCCAAAACTGGGCTGGCATTGCCAATGCAATTTCACAACCGCTAGAAACCGCCAAGGATTTGGCCAGCGCGGCATGGGCTGGCATCAAAGCCATATTTGCCGGTGATTGGTTGCCTGACTTTTCAAAGTGGGGAACGGCACTCGCTGGCATGACCGGCATTGATTGGGGCGCTCTGATCTCACTGGATGCCCTCACCAGCGCGTGGACATCTGTCACCAGCTGGTTTGGCAATGCGGCGTCCGGCATTTGGGATATGATCCCTGAGATGCCCAATTGGGTAAAGGATGCGTTTGCCCTTTTTGAAAGCAAGCCACCGATCGACATTGAGCAAATCACAAAGCAATCTATGGTCAAATCCGGCGCGCTTGATCGTTCCCAAATGAGCGAAAAGCAGTTGGCCGTCTTGGCAAAAATGGAACAATTCAGAGCGAGCCATACGCAACCGGTCAAGTTAATTGAAGACCCTAAAACATTGTTGGAAGCCGTTGTTGCGGCTGACAAATTGACCAAGCAATTTCCTGTAATTACCAAAGCCGCTGATGCCACTTTGAAAGGTGTTGCAACAGCGGTTGGCGCGATCTCAATTTTGTTGGATCGAACCGATTTCACAAATCAGGGTGTCGCCCTGATGAAAACTCTTGCAGCGGGCATCCGCCAAGGCACAGGGGCCGTGATTGAGGCCACCCGTGCCGCCACCCAGCAAGTGCGTGACCACCTGCCATCATCCCCCGCAAAAACCGGCCCGCTGTCAGATATCCACCGCCTGAAGTTTGGCGAAACCATCGCCATGTCCATACGCGGCGAACCAATGGTCAAAGCCATGCGCATTGCAGCGGCAGCAACAATGGCGGCGGCATCCCCTGTGATGTCCGATATGGCCATCGCTAGCACCGCCATTCCATCCAGTGCGGCACAGTCCATCTTGCCCCGTGCGGATCAAGCCCGGTCTGCCGGCACATCATCGAGCATCGCCAAATCAGGCGGTGGCAGGTCGCCGTCACGCGGTGGCATCAATGTAACCTATGGCAATATCACCATCACTGGCGGCACACCGGAAACCCAAGCCTCGTTCAAACAATTACTGAATGAGCATAAGCGCGATATTAAACGCTTGATTGATGATGAAGAAGCCCGCGAAGACAGGAAGGCGTTTTAGATGATTGCCCTACATTTTGGATCAATCCCGATGGGGTCAAATTCCTTGACCGGGCCAACCGGCCACAGCATCACCCGCACCAACACGTTTGCGCAATATGACGTGACGCGGGGCAAGCCTGTTTTGCATGAAATCGGCGAAGAGCTGGACACCCAGAGTTTTGATTTTTTCTTTTCTGAAGAATTCTGCAATCCACGTTCCGAGCTGAACAAACTGGAACTCGCCTTTGCTATGAAAACAGCCTTGCCACTGATGTTCACATCAGGCGTGTTCGTTGGCAAACGCTACGTGGTCGAAAGCCTAGAAATTACCGTCACAAAAACCAACCGGTCTGGTGGCATTGTTCGGGTTGAAGCAACCATCACCTTGCTGGAAGCGCCAACCAAAAGCCTGTTTGGGCTGCTGACATCAATGGCCAAAGCACTGGCACCCGCAATCAGTCGCAAAGCCAGCACCAACCCCAATGTGAGGCGTTAGGACATGAGTGCATCTAACGGGCATTTTGAACATTTGACCATCGACGGTGACCGGTGGGATTTACTCGCCTACCGCTATTATGGCGATGCGGCCAAACAATCCGTGTTGCTGGAAGCCAACCGCAGTTTGTTTCTGGACCCTGTCAGAGTGCCGCCAATGATCTTATCGTCTGGCATCAAGCTGATCGTTCCAATCATTGATACCGACGAGGTTGATGACAGTGATTTGCCGCCTTGGAAGCGAAAGGTTGGCAATTATGTTTAGCGGTATTGCTGCACCCTCTTTCCAGCTGTTCTATCGCGGTGTTGATATCAGCGGCGATCTGGACACGCTGACCACCTCAATCAATTACGTGGATCATGTCCATGGCAAGGCCGATGAAATTGACGTTACGGTCCACGACAAGGACGGGCGCTGGCAAGGATCATGGAAGCCCGAACATGGCGATACCATGCAGTTGACCATATTTGATGGTCTGGGCGGCATTCTACCGTGTGGGGTCTTTGAAATGGATGAACCAAACACAACCGGGTCTCGATCCGGCGATATGATGACCATGCGTGGGCTTGCGGCCCCTATTACCAAGGCTTTGCGCACAAAAAGAACCAGGGGCTTTGAAAATCAAAAGCTGAGATCCGTCATCGCCAAAGTGACCGGTGATCTTGGTCTGAAGTTAGAAGGTGACATTGATGATTTATTCTTCAAACGCATCACCCAACGCCGTGAACGTGATCTGGAATTCCTGAAGCGTCTGGCCGAGGAAACCGGTCATTATTTTGGCATTCGCGCTGATGTCGCGGTGTTTACCAGCTTCAAATCCATTGATGGTCAGAACGCTGCATTGCAGGTGTCGCGCCACGGCAGCGGCCTGATTGATTATGATTTCAAATTCAAAAGCACCGGAACCTTTGCAAAGGGCAAGGCGACCTACCTTGATCAAGACACCGCAAAAAACACCGAGCACAGTGAAACCGATGATCGGGTCAAAACCGGTGACACATTGCGCCTGTCAGGCGAGCGCTTTGAAAACCCAGCCCATGCCGCCGCTCGCCTGAAATCAGAGATGCATTATGCCAACAGAAAAGGCTTTACCGGCACCGTCAGCATGGTTGGCACCACGCGCCTGATTGCGGGCAACACAGTAGAATTGCTGGGGTTCGGCAAGTATTCTGGCAAGCGCCTGATTGATAGTTCCAGCCATAGTCTGGATCGCAGCGGGTATTATTCAACGGGGGAATTGGTCGATGCGCGATAATGAGCAACAACAGGCAAACAGCACCAACAAACGCGGCATCATTGTGGACCGTGATCCTGCCAAGATGCGGGTCAAAGTGCGCTTTGAAGATGAAGACGGGATGGTTTCCGCATGGATTGATGTGCTGGCAAAATCCACCATCGGCACCCAGACATTCATGATGCCAGCCATGGGCGAAGAAGTTTGGTGTGCGATGGATGCCAAGGGCGAAGACGGCAGCATCATCGGGTCAAAATATAATAGTCAAAACCCGCCACCACATTCATCAAATGGTGATATCGGGCTTGTCTGGGCAGACGGTTTTGTTCACATAAACACAGGCAGCGGCGCGGTAACCGTCAACACGTCCGGCCCCCTGAAAATCATTGCCAGTGCAATTGAATTGGTAAGCGCCACTTTGACGCATAACGGCGTTGATATCAGTGATAAGCACAAGCATAGCGGCATCAAGTCGGGTCTATCCAATACCGGTACACCTGTCTGATATCTGACGGGCGGACAGTTGTCCGCCTTTTTTGCATCCTGTTGCGCCGTATCACGGCTGTATGCAGAACAAAAACACCATCCCTTTTAAGCATTGGTCCCATAAGGTTGGGCGCGCTGATCCGGTCACCGGAGTGGTGCCGCCGATCTATAGCGAGATCGTTGTGGCCGTTGATGATTTGCACCAATCCATTTCAAACCTGATCTTAACGCCGCTCGGATCGGTTCCCACCGAGCCTGAAAAGGGCTGCGATCTTGCGCCCTATATTGACCGCCATGCCGATATCGCCATCCCGAACGTCACCCGCGTTGTCTGGGATGCTTTGACCATGTGGGAGCCGCGCATTGTGCTTCAAGAGGTCAAGGTTGTGCAGATTGGCGAGGCGCATTTTGCCTGCAATATCTATTGGAGACCAAGCGAAAGCGTGCTGGATGATCTGCGGGTGACCGAAGTGTCTGTTGGCACAAGCGTTGATCGGAGAGTCGCATAATGGCCGATCAACCCGCAACATTTTCGCTGGATGAGCTGCGCGCCGCTGCCGTGCCTGATTTTTTCCAACGCGACACCGCTAAAATCAAAAAATCCTTGGTGACAAAGTTTGAGGCTGAAACGGGCCGCACCCTTTATCCCGCCCAAACAGAAATGTTCTTTATTGATCTGCTGACCTACGTCGTTTCAATGGTGGCCGAGGGCGCGCAAGCGGCTGTTTTGCAAAATCGGGCGATCTGGGCCGAAGGGCGGCATTTGGATGAGGTCGGGGCCAATGTGTCAACGTACCGCCTGAAGGCACAACCCGCGCAATCCAATGTTCGCTTCACCCTATCAGCCATCCGCGCAACTGCCGTGATCATTGCCCAAGGCACACGGGTTTCTGCCGGCAGTGATCTGATCTTCACCACGGCCAAAGAGCTGGTGATTGCAGCGGGCAATCTAACTGGCGATGTTGATGTCACCGCTGATCAGGCGGGCGGGGCTTACAACGATCTACAGCTTGGCCAAATTGAAGATATTCTTGATCCGGTTGCGTTTGTTTCTGCTGTTGCCAATGTTCTGATCAGCGATGGCGGTGCCGACATTGAAAGCGATGATCGGTTTCGCATTCGGATTGCAAATGCATTTGAGCGGCTGTCCAAAGGTGGATCACGCCAAGGCTATATCGAGAATGTGAAAGCCGTCAGCGCTCTGATTTCTGATGTAGAAGTGATCCGCACCCAGCCCGGCTATATCGAGATCACGCCTTTGATGATTGATGGCGTTTCCAGCAATCTGATGGATGCTGAAATCTTGGCATACCTTGATGCTGAAACCATGATCCCAATGGGTGATTATGTTTCAATCAGCAAGGCCACCAATGTCATCTTTGATGTGGTGATGACGCTGAAGGTCACGCAAGGCATGGCCGATGGGGTGCAGGATCGTGCCGAGGCTTTAATTCGTGATCGCTTTGCCGAATGGCGCTTGTCATTGGGCGCACAGATCGCCCCAACAGCCCTTGTGGAAGCCGTGCGGGCGATTGCCGGTGTTGTCGGCGTGACAGGGCCAGCGTTTGATTTCACTGACCTGCCAGCAACCAGCTTTGCGCAAATCGGTGCCTTGGCCATAAATATCGAGGAGGTGGAAAATGTCTAATCCCGCCGCCCCTCTTGTTCCCCTCTCCCTTTTACCGCCGGGCATCAAAGACGCTCGCCAAGAGGCCTTAACCCGCGTTCTGGGTGATGCCTTGTCAGAGATTGATATCGCGTCATTGGTGATGTCTGATCCGTTGACGGTGGATGCAAAGCTATTGCCGTTCATGATCCGTGAATTTTCAGCGCAGGATTATATTGACCCTGAACTTCCAGAGCATGTGCAGCGCCGCATTCTGAAAAACATTTGGGCCTTACAAGCGCTGAAGGGCTATGACGCTGGCGTCAAACTTGGTCTGGAACTGCTTGGCATGAATGGCGTGGTTGAGCATTGGCATCAGGTTGAGCCAAAGCGCCCTGCAAACACGCACACCATCATCTTTTATGTTGGCGAACAGCTTTTCCCAAATGAGCAAACCTTCTTTGGTGCACGTGAAATCCGCGCGGCAAAGCGGATGATTGATGTCACCAAACGGTGGTCACAAGAAAGCACAATCTACAAAGGTGTGGCGGTGCGTCTGCGCCCGATCCGCACGGCGCAACGCTTGCGCTGCCTGAGAGTTCTCAAGGCTCGGATGCGCGTGATGCAAATGCCGCCACGCCTGCCAATGGCCCAAACCCAAACAACCCGACTGAGTGTGACTTCGGTTCAGCGCAACCGCGTTCACGTCGGCCAACAGCCACCCAAGCCGCAGATCATCTCCGGCTTATCCCAATCCACCAGAGCGTTGTCCGTGAAGCGGCTGCGCCTCGCCAGCTCGTGAGGTCCAAGAGACATGACCACAACATCTGATGCCCTGTTCACACCAATCACCACCGAGGCTGGCCACGTGGCCCGCATGGCGGCGGTGGCTGGCGGCTTTGCCGTCGACATCACCCATATCGCGCTTGGGGCAACGGGTTACACCGTGCCGATCAACGCAACGACGGGGCGCTCCACAGCGACAGCACTTCGGTCAGAAAAGGACCGTGCGGAAATTCAAGACGTGCGCAATGTCTCCGATTTCCAGAAGGATATTTCCTTCATCGTGGAGCCGTCCGAGGAATATTACATCCGCGAGATCGGCTTCTTGATGGCGGACGGCACGCTCTACGCCGTGGCCTCGCATCCAACGCTGGCGCTTGATTGGGCATCGCCCCAAACCCGCAATCTCTTTGCGCTGGAATACATCATCGAGGACGGCGATGCCGCCAGCTTCAACATCGTATCCAACGGCCCACCGCTCAATCTGTTGATGAGCCGTGAATTTGCCGTCCTTTCCACTCTTCAATTCACCAACGCGCTGGAAAATCTGCGCCAAGCAGATCGCATCCACGACATCACAGGAGCTTATTGATGACCAACACAACCACACATGACGTCATGGTCGCACAGACCGAAAAAGCAGGCGAGCTATTGGATTTCTTTCAGGGGCATCGGGGTGTGCTTGAGGGTGATCGGGTTGCTCATGGTCAAGCCATTTCTGACTATATAGGTAGTGCGCGGCATGAATATGGGCATATCGCAATTACCGCAAACCAAGAAATGGTTCCGAATGCTGACCTGACAGGCGTTGAGGGCTTTTCGCACACTGGTTTGGTACTGACTGTATCACAACACGCGAATGTGGGCTTGGGCGGTGCCGCGGGCCAGCTTGATCCAGCCGCACAGGCGTTTCTCAATGAGATTGGCCAACCCTATACCAATGTTGCATTTCGCGTTTTGAAGATTGATTGGAACAACTCTGGCGGCGTTGGCCGCTTTGATGATGTTCGCCAATCTGGCGGACCGTTCACGACAGCCGCTTACATCAAGCCCCTTGATGTCACAAATGGAGAGATTGCGGGCGCGGCCACGCTTATGTCGCCACGTTCAAATGGTTGGGGTCTGTATGGCCATCGAAACAATGGGGCGATGCTCACCTCGCACGGTGCATTTGAGCTTAAAGGTTCTGGCTCCATGTTGATTGCCCTTCACGCAACGGTCACAGGTTTTGCCGCTCTAGAGCAAAACAAGTGGGCCAAGTTCTACAACCTGTAAGGAGATTAAAATGAAAGCCAAGATCAACAACGTAACGGTATTTGTCGGGCCATTGTCACGGTTTGAGTTGTGTAAACAAGAAATCTTAGCGGAGCGTGGCGCAAACGAAGAAGACCTTGAAGTTTTCTTAGATACGATAGAGGTGCGCACGCAAGTTCGGGACGCCATCGAGCAGAAAGCGGGCGATACACTGTCCATGCTGGGCACTACTTCGGACGCGGCAGCATTAGCAACTCTTGGGGTTGCAGCCCTGACTGTTTCAATCGCCAGTTCGGCAAATTATACTGAATTTAAAAATGCGTTTTTAGGCGCTCTTGGTGAACTGGCCGGTGATCAAGACATGGTTGCTATCAGCACATCGTTCCTTGGGAAAATCAAAACTGGCGAGGTCATCATTCCGGCGATGGCCAAGGGTATTGGATTGGTTATAGCCGATATTGAAGCTCGTAGCACAGCGGTTTCACAGGCGCTTATTGCAGCCAAGGCGGGCTGACATGACTGATGCAAAATGGTGCATCAAAGGCGGTGCGCGTGGCTATGTTACCACGCGCCCGCTTGAATGGCGGATCGGTAAAAAGCACAGCGTGTGGCTTCTGACCGTGCCTGAAGGCCGCGAGTTTGAAAGCTCCGTTCCACACGGCCTTCGCTGGCTTTTCTCGCCCGATGATCCGCTCTTTCTCAAGTCTGCCTGCATCCACGACATGCTCTTGGAAGAGGGCTTCAGGCAGGCCTTTGCGGACAGCCAATGGTTTGAAGCCGCCATGTCCGAGCACGCCCCACCACTGCGTGTTTGGCTGGCCTACAACGCCATGAGAGGCCGTCGTTTTGCGCTTTGGTCTCTGGGCCGATCACCAAGCTACATCTGAAGACAGTCAGAGCCAAAATAGGCGCTAGACGCGCGATTTAACAATGCATGGAAGGAACCGTGAATGAATATTCCACTTGATAAACAAGCCCATTTTTGGGCCGGATTGGCAACATCAGCAACGCTTTGCGCTTATGGTGTTTCACCCGGCATCGCGTTTTCCATTGGGGCAGGATTGGGGGCGCTGAAAGAGATTGTGGACCCTTACCGGGGCGGTGACCGCGACGTTGTTGATTTTATCGCAACGACAATCGGCGCGGCGGGTGTTTTGCCGCTGTTGCTGGGTTGAGATGATGCCTGAAGCCCAGCAAAATTGAGGTTAGAGGGTGAAGTGATGGGAACGAATCCTTGCCTTTGAACTCTCGACATAATTGTATTGCGCTTATTAATTAATAAATAGGCAGGGTTTTTGATGCTATCAAATTTTGAACGGTATTGTTTTGTGTGTGAACTAGGGATGAAAACATATCGAAATAACTTTCAAGCGCCAACAGCACGGCAATTTTTGACAGAGATTCAGACACTCAAAAATCAAGATATAAACCTATCATTTCAGAAGGGAGAGCAATGTATAACTTTGCACGACCTAAGATTCGATGGGAATATTGCTAAGCTTCTATTTCGAATAACCGATCCCCGAATTCCAGATAACATCGTCGAAAATCAAGAAGACCATTCGCTACGAACCCTAGAGCGAAACGAAGAGGAAGTCCCCGCTATTTCGGCTCACCTGATTGTTAATATTGACGCCAGATTTGATCAGGCGTTGGGTTATCCTGCGACATTCGAAAATGTAGAAATCTTATCCAAATCGAATATTAGCTGGTTTTTCAACCAGCTATGCGAGCAACGTTTCAGCACTCAAATAGCCTTTGATGACACTGGGAAATTAAAAAAATATCGCCCCAATGTCGAGATCAGGGGACACCAGTCCCAAACTATTGGAGGCATTCTTAACGGTGGTGGTAAATTACATGGACTTCGCTTGGTCACCACAAAGGTGGAACAAGACGCATTTGCTGATTTAGCTTATCCAGTATTAGAGTATTCCGATATACATATGGATATAATCGGGAGGCCCTCTGGGCAGGATGCAAACAGTACGCTGCAAAATATGTGGCGACATCTGACCGGCCGCGACCAAACAAATATAAACAGCGCAAAAGTGGTACTGGAAGATTTGAGCGGGCGAATAAAAACAAGTCAAATTGATACTCGCATCCAAGATATCGCGTCAAACTTCTTCATTTCACAGGTGCATATGACGGATTTTGATATTCCGCTTACTATGTGCGAAGATGTAATTCGAGATGATCTCGTATCAAAAATGATTTCAGCACTGCCGAGAGAATGAAAATACTAGAAAAACATGTATTTCTTAGGACACTAAACTACTTGCGCATTTCTCACGAATACAGCGTAAGCTTCAACCTTGTCTTTCCGTCTGTTTTGGCGTTGGCCATCATGTTGCTCTTATTTTTTCTTGGTGACGATCCGAACATATATGGGAAGGGCGGGATGCTCGGAGGGATTGCGAACCTACTTGCGATACTTACTCCATTTTACATTGCCTCTCTAGCTGCAGTTGCAACGTTTCAAGCGACAGCTTCCTTTGATGAAAAGTTCTCTATGACAAAACCCGTAGAGCTACAAATCCTAGATCGAGGCAAGTGGAAAGCAAAGTATCTGACAGTGCGTCATTTCCTTTCAATGCTTTTTGGATATTGTAGCATGGCGTCTCTTACTCTTTTTTTATTCACGATATTAGCGCCAATTATCGCTGGAAAGCTTAGCGAACTACTTGGGGGTTCCTCAGATTTCGTAGGTTGGTTTGGGCTGGCAATTTTTCTTTTCATTTTCAGCCATATGCTGACTACTACTGTACTTGGGATGTATTTCCTAAGCGACAGAATACACCGCAATACTTAAAACCGCTCTACTGTAATAATCTTCGTCAAATATTGAAGATATTTGCGACAAGCTACAAAAGCGATCCGCAGAAACCACCCCAGACCGTTAGATTTTCAAATTTGGTGTGTCAAAGGTAGTGCAAATCTGTGTCAAAGGTAGCGCCGCGCCACAGTTTGGAGTGTCAAAGGTAGTGCAAATCTGTGTCAAAGGTAGCGCCGCGCCACACCTAAGAATTTTATAATTCTTGTAAGTCTTTGATTTAATGGTGCCCGGGGGTGGATTTGAACCACCGACACGAGGATTTTCAGTCCACTGCTCTACCCCTGAGCTACCCGGGCACGGGTGAACGCAAATTCGCGTTCGGGTCGCGGTGTTCTAGACGCGGGCGGGTGGGGTGTCCAGAGGGATTTCATGAAAAAGATCAGTGTGGCCCGTGTGGTAACTTTTCCAGCGCGCTCGCGGCATCACTCATGTCTTCGGCTGTATCCGCCGCAACCGCATAGGTGCCGTTAAACCAGCGGCCCAAATCCACATCGGCGCAGTGTTTGGAGCAAAACGGGCGATCCTTCGGCGTGGTTTGTTTTTTGCAGATCGGGCATCTCAT